TCGCCGCCCTGCTCATGGGCGGCGAGGTTCCGGCGATCAGCGCGGGCAAGTCTGTCGCCGCCCCGGCGGCGACCATCGCCATTGCGGCGCTGGCTCCCACGATCCAGGCCGCGACGGGCGCATCGGTCGCATGTCCAGCCGCGACGATCTCGATCTCGGGATCGGCTCCGTCGATCTCGGCAGGCAAGAGCATCACCGCCCCCGCCGCCACGATCACGCTGGCCGCGATTTCGCCGGCCGTGGCGAGCGGAAAGAGCGTCGCGGCACCTTCGGCCACCATCGCGCTTTCCGCCGCTGCACCGACCATCCAGGCGGCTTCTGGCGCGACGATCTCGGCACCGGCGGCGACGATCAGCCTCGCGGCGGTCGCTCCGACGGTCAGCGCCGGCAAGTCCATCGCCGTCCCGGTCGCCTCGGCTCAGGTTCTCGCGGCGCTCGCGCCGCAGCTGGCGGCGGGCAAGTCGATCTCGGTCCCGACCGCCACCATCACGCTCACTGCCGCGTCTCCGGTCATCGCGGCGGGCAAAGCCATCGCGGTCGCCGCTGCGGCCATCGCCATCGGCGGCATCCCGCCGGCCATCGAGATCATCGCGCCGCCCGGGACGTTGCGCGTCATCCGCGATGCCATCAGAACCGCCTGGGATGCCCGCTGGCCGCATGGAACGACGTACCGGGTACTCTGGCAGCAGAACGACAACGAAAGCGTCCCAGAGCCCGGCGAGGCGCGCGCGTGGCTGCACATCGCCATCGACTTCGACGGCGAGGACATTCGCGCCTATGCCGGCGGGCGCGAGGCGTCAGACCGCGAGTGGCGCGGGACGGTCGAGATCCGCGTGATCGCTGAGACCGGCTACGGCGATGACGCCGCGCTCGATCTGCTCGATGACGCGGTCGGCGTCTACCGCTCGCGTCGCGAGGCGGGGCTGTCGTTCATCGACGGCTCGACCGAGATCTTCGATAGCGCGACCGAGGATGGCGCGTGGTTCGTCCGTGGCACGATGCTGCCCTGGACCTACGAGTATCGGGCATGAGCCTCCGCAGCACGATCCGCACCGAGATCAAGGCCATCTGGGACGCGAACTGGCCCTACGCCGGGATCTATCAATCGATCTGGCACGAGAACGCGCACCCCGAGACGCCGACGCCCGGCGATGTCCGGAACTGGCTGCATCTCCACGCCGAGTTCAGCCGCGAGGAAATGCGCGCGTTCGGCGGCGGCTCGCTCGCCAATGAACGGCTCTGGTTCGGCGCGGTCGCGGTGCGCGTGTTTTCCGAGGTCGGCATCGGCGAGGATGTCACCCTCGATCTGCTCAACGCCGCCGTCGTGGCGCTTCGCGCGCGACGCGCCGGCAATCTGACCTTCGTGGGGCCGATCATCGGCATCGCGGATACCGCTAGATCGAACGGCGCGTGGTATGGACGCGGTGCTTCGATCCCGTTTCAATACAGGTTCCAGGGCTAAAGGAGACCCGACATGCCCATTTCCGAAGGCGTACAGTCGCGCATCGTCTACAAGGCCTACAGCAGCGGGTCGATCACGGCGAACAGTGAGCCGAGCACCGCGACCGACCCCGGCACGTCCGGCGGCCAGGTGCTGCGGCGGGTCTCGTCCAGCCTGAACCTGGTGAAGGACAGCTATCAGTCCGAGGAGATCCGCAGCGACCGGCAGATCGCGGACTTCCGCCACGGGCTGCGGCGCGTCGAGGGCTCGATCTCGGGCGAGCTTTCGCCGGGGACGCAGTTCGAACTCCTGGTCGCCGCGCATCGCGACACGGCGGTGTCGGCGTTGTCGCTGTCGAATACGCAATTCACCAGCGTCACCAGCGACAATTCGACCTCGGCCTTCGTGTTCACGGCGGGCGACCCGGTGACGAGCGGTCTGCGCGTCGGTGACATCATCCGTTTCACGAACCTCGCGACGACGGCGAACAACGACCGGAACTTCGTGATCCGGGCCTTCGGTGGCACCAGCAATCGCACCGTCACCGTCAGCCCTGCGCCGACCACCGACGCGGTGGCGGATACGAGTTTCAACCTGTCGCGTCCCGGCAAGACCACCATCGTTCCGGCCAGCAGCTTCACCTCGAGGAAATTCGGCATCGAGGAATATCGCGAGGATCTCGACCTCTCGCGCCTGTTCACCGAATGCCGCGTGTCCGGCTATTCGCTCAGCCTCCCGGCCACCGGCCTCTCGACGGTGGAGATCCCGATCATGGGGCGCAACGCGGTGTCGCTGTCCGCCGGGTCCGCTCCCTACTTCACCGCGCCGACCGCCGCGACGACGAGCTCGGCCTGCGCTTCGGCCAACGGTCTGATCCTGTCGCCGGACGCTGGCTCGTCGCCGCTCGGCATCGTCACCGGCATCGACATCGCCCTCGATCTCGAAGCCGAGATGCAGGCAGTCATCAACCAGAACATCGCGCCCGAGATCTTCCTCGGCCGCGCGAATGTCACCGGCACGGTGTCGGCGTTCGTGGAAGATTTCGCCCTCTTCAACGCCTTCCTCAACGAGAGCGAGCTTCAGCTGATCGTGCGCGTGGACAGCAGCTCGGCGGCGAACGCCGACGCCATCTGCATCTACCTCCCGCGCGTCAAGCTCGGCGGCGCGGATATGCCGCTGAGCGGCGCGAATGGTCAGACGATCTCGCTGCCGTTTCAGGCGCTGCGCTACACCGGCGCGGTCGCCGGTCGCGACACGACCACCATCCGCATCCACGACACGGCGGCCTGAGCATGTCGAAGTTCGCTGGTCTCGCCGCGCCGGTCGACAAGCCGTCGCGGTGCTTCCTCTCGATCCCGACAATCGGCCGCCCGGCGCTGGTCTCTCGCGACGGCGAGCCCGCGTGGATCGACGTCCTGTCGCTCGACAGCCGCGCCGCGGCAGCGCAGCGCAGGACGTCGGCCATCGCGCGCCTGGAGAAGCGCGCCACGCGCCTCACCGCCGACGACATCGAGGCCGAGCAGGTCGAGATGCTCGTCTGCCTGATCGCCGGATGGCGCCTGTTCTCGCTGGCCGGGGACGCGATGGACGTGCCGTGCGACGACGCCGCCAAGCGCGAGCTGATGACCGACCAGACGTTCGCGTGGATCAGGCGGCAGGTCGAGGAGCACGTCGGCGACCTGGGAAACTGGCTGCGCGCGACGGCGACCTAATCGCTTTCGCGCGCCATCGCCTCGACCTCGATCTTCCGCGCAAGGGTGGCCGAAAGCGCGACCACCTCGAAAGCGTGGCGCGCCAGCTTGGCCGCCGACCCGCTGGCCTCGATGGCCCGCCGCTGCCCGCCTGGGGCGAACACCTATGGGCCGCATGGCTCGACCTCCACCAAGGTCGGCGCGTCGGCTTCAACGGCCCCGAGCCGCTGGCGTGGTCGGATCTCGACGCATGGTCGCGCCTGACCAGCGCCGAATTGAGGCCGGACGAGGCTCATCTCCTGATGCGGATCGACCGCGAGTTTTTCGCCGTGCGCGGCGAGATTGAGGGCAGCCGGAAATGATCAATGCACCGAAAGAGTCGATCCTCCGCGCGGGCCTCGATGCGAGCGAGTACACGCGCGGCGCCGCCGAGATCGATCGGGCGAATGAGGGCATGGCCCGCAGCGGCGAGCAGGTCGAGCAGTCGCAGGCGCGCGTCGGCAGGAGCCTTGTCTCCACCCAATCCAGCATCGACCGCCTCGAGGCCTCGCTCGACAAGGGCTTCGCCGCGCAACGGCGCTACGAGACCGCCGTCGATCGGGTCAACGCGGCGGTCGAGCGTGGCCGGATCACGCAGGACCGCGGCGCGGAACTGATCTCGCTCGCGCAGACCAAATACCTCGGCGCTGCGTCTGCCACGGCCGCGCTCGGCGCGGCAACGGCCGCAGCCGCAACGCAGGGCCGCAACTTCGGCGCGGTCGCGCAGCAAGCCGGTTACCAGATCGGAGACTTTGCCTCGCAGGTCGCCGCGGGCGGCTCCGCGGTGACGGCGTTCGTCCAGCAGGGCTCTCAAATGCTGGGCATGTTCGGCATGTTCGGTGCCGTGGCCGGTGCGGCGCTGGCGATCGGCGGCGTCGCCTATCAGATGTGGGCCGCGCGCGATGCGGCCAAAGCGACAAAGAGCGAGATCGAGACGCTGACGGACGCCATCAAGAAGTTCAACGAAGAGGCCGAGCAGCGCGCGGCCGGCGATCCTGGAGACCGCGCGCGTCGACGCCTCGCAGAGCTTGAGGGGCAGCTTCGCGAGGCCGAGGCGATCCGCGCCGCGCTTGCGCAGCAGGGCATTGGCGGCCGGGATGATCCGTTCGGCGCTGGCGCTATGGTCGACGCGGGACGCCCGGCGATCCTCGAAGCGCAGATCAAGGCGCTTCGCGAGCAGATCCCGATCTACGACGCACTGAGGAAGGCGGCCGCGGACAGAACGCAGGAAGAGCGCGAGCAGGGCTGGCAACTGGATGCGCTGCTCGAAAAGATGCGCGAGCGCAGGCGGCAAGACGATGACGATGCTCGGCAGGCTGAGGAGAACCGAAAGCGGTTCATGAGCGACGTCGATTCGCTGGTCAATGTTCTCGATCCGGCAGCCGCCGCGACTAGGCGGTGGTTCGATCAGCAGACGCTTCTGAACAAGGCAGTCGAGCAGGGCATAATGAGCGAAGAGCGGCGAGCCGAGTTGAGGCTTGCCTCCGACGCCGCCTATCGCCGCGCGACCGAGCAGACCGTCCAGGTCACCGAGGTTCAGATCCGCGCAACCCGCGAGGCGGACAGCGTCGCCCGCGACCTCGGGCTGACGTTCCAATCCGCATTCGAGGACGCCATCGTGCGCGGCGAGAAGCTGCGCGGCGTCCT